CTTCACAGATTACTCTGTTACCTACGATGTTATGTGGCTTGAACCTACGTTCATTCTCTGAATGATCAACTACTACTTCGCATTCGTTACACATTGTTATTTGCATTTTACACCTCCCTAAGTGTTGGCATTACACCATTTTTACCATAAAATAAAGCACCTGCATTGTTTCCCTCATCATCCTGTGATGGAAACATCCAAAACTCTTTATTGCCTTTTTTTAGTAAAAGACATACAGGTTGTTCATCCCACATCATCTCATCGCTTTCTTTCTTAGTCATGTACTCCACTTTAACTATTCTTGCGCCAAGCAATTCATCAGTTCCTTTTTCATTCCAATACCTACGACAAAACTCGCGATTGCTTAAATCGCCTTTGGTTTTTGTTATTGCAGTTGTTGTTTTCACTTCACAGATTACTCTGTTACCTACGATGTTATGTGGCTTGAACCTACGTTCATTTTCTGAATGATCAACTACTACTTCGCATTCGTTACACGTTGTTATTTGCATTTTACACCTCCCTTTCTAGTTTATTTAGTTTTTCTTGAAACTCTCTTTCCATCTCTTCAATATCAATTGTAAACTTAGTTTCATCGTCATTATAAAACCCAAGAACAGGTTGAATAATAAAACTTCTTTCATCTAGTAGATCTTTTTTTGAAAGTGATTTTATCCAATCTGTTTCGTTGATTGCTCTTTTCATTTTACTTACTCCTTATGTTATTAATATAAAAATTACCCTGTGACCCTAGATATAAAAATATAAGTATACCCTGTGACCCTTGATATAAAAATATAAGTGACCCTAACCATAAATATATAAAAATATTAGTCAAAATATGCTCCAAAATTTCTTAAAAATGGTCAAAAATTAGATGTGATCCGCTTTAAAATTTTAGAAATAATTACTTTTTATTTGTCCAAGCAATAACAATTTTGTTAGCACTTGGATAAAAAAGCTTTATCAATGATTTAATTAAAATTAATCTCATGTTATACCTTTTATTTAAACGTTGAAAAAGATCAATAAAAAGAAAAATAATGATACAATTAAAACAAGCGTTAAAAATTCCGCTATTCTGTATAATATTTTATTCATTTTTAATTTACCTGTTAATTAATTGAAAAAACTTAGATTCATTTAATACCATAAAATAACAATCTAAATCCTTTAAAATTGTTTTATCGAATGATTTTAAAGTTTTAAAAGCTTTTTTATTTAAAGGTTCAATCATTAAATATTTACCTTCAAAAAATAATTTATAATCTTTAGTTATTGTATTTAATATAATGTTAAA